AATCCAAGAAAATCTTTTTGGTTGTAATTGTTTTACTCTTGTTGTTGCATCATCTAAATCAATGACATTTTCTTTCATACGATAATCAGATGAAGTGTTGTAGTTTACTGAGTCATTAGTACCATTTCTTGTAACACTTCCTATTTCAGTGTTAGTAGAACGATGAAAACCTAAATAACCAGTACCATTTGCGTTTGCTTCTGCTGAAAAATATAAACCCGCATCAGAAGCACCATCAAATCTCATTTGATATTTCCAAACAGAATTTACAACTGAATTAGTACCAGTAGTGCTAAATAACGCTCTGCCATTACTTTCAATACGCATACGCTCTGAACCATTTGTATCTACAACAAAATCATGAACAGCATATCCAAGTCTATTAGTATTTGAACTGTTTGTATTTTCAAATTCTAAAAATGCACCACTACTTGTTGTTGATTCTACTATAGCTACAGGATTTCCTCCTGCTATGTGAAGTTTTTGACTAGGACTAGTTGTACCAATACCTACATTATTAGAACTATCAATAGTAACTGCAGTAGAGGTAGCATTGTCATCAATACCAGTAGAGGTAAAGTTAGTGACTGTTGCTCCACTTGTAATATCTATGCTATCACCACTATCTCCTAAGGTAACAGTTGTTCCCGCTCCCGCAGGGGTAATTTTATTTACTTCAAGTGTGCTCATACGACGGTTAAATTCCCTTCTACTTCGACAGTGCCTGTAAACGTAACAGGTCCTGCTAAGAATGCGTTATCGGTTGATGCTACAGTAACGGTGGATGATACCGTTTGTAAGTTTTGATATACACCATTGAACACGGACATCATACTGGGTTGTATGGAGTTTGTGCCGGGTGTGTTTTGATCTAATAGAATTCCGTTTAAGAAAATAATAAAGCAAGTATCGGTTGATGCTAGCGCTGTAGTAAACGTGATTTGTGCACCGTTGACTGAGTAGTCTGTCGTTGGTTTCTGCCTCACTCCATTACGAAGAACGGCAATATCTTCGGGGACCGCTGCTGCTGCTGAAAGAGCATATGATACAGAACCGTCTCCGGTCAGTGTTTGAACAGAGGTTGTGGTTGTAAAATTTTTTGTGACTGGATTACCAAGATATCCCATATAACCTCCTAGGTACTAATACTATCAATATAAGAAACCCAAACATTGAGACTTGCATCGGTGTCAGATTTTGCTTTCAAAATATCTCCCGATAAAAGTACAATTTTCGCGCCTCCGTCAATTAATTCTAATGATCCTCCTGCAGCTATCGGTGCTCCTTTGACAATATAGGAATCAGCGGAAGAACCACTAGCTGTGCTCGTTATATAAACATCTGCCTTAATCGTAGCTGTTGTGACGTTGGTGAGTCGAATACCAATAACAGCATCGTCTGAATTTGATGTAATAATTGTTCTCGCAGTTGTGCCAATATCGACATCCCCTGCGGAATCATATGCTACGGCTCTTTCAAAATCTTGGGCCAATGTTTATCTCCTTTTAATCATTTTATATCAGAGCGCGACGGACATTGCAATCACGAAGCCTGCTCCTACACCCGCTGTGCCACTAGAAGCAGAAGTTACTCTACCTTTTGCGTCTACTGTTACAGTTGAGTTTGTATATGTAGCTGCGGTCACTCCTGAGTTTGCTAAAGTCATTGCTCCCCCAGATGCAATCGTTGCATCTCCAGAAAGGTCAACTTCCTCAAAACTTGTGCCATCTGCTACTAAAATTTTGTTTGCTGTGTTGGTAGGCATCTTTAATTTGGAGCCTACAACCACATCATCGTTGAATGTCGCAGCACCCGCTGCAGACATATCTAAAGATAAAGCGGTGATTTCAGAACCACCATCGTTACCTTTAATAGCAAAATCTTTATCTGAAACTGCTGTCTTAATAACCAAGTCACCGCTGTTTGCTGTTGTTAAATTAGCAACATCGACGTTGGCTATTTTAATATCTATTTGATCATCGGTGTCCGCTGTAATACTTGTATCACCATCAGCGTCTAAAACTAATTCATTACCATTAAGATCAAGAGCACCTGACATAGTGGTGCTTGCAAGAGCTCCATTAGCATCTTTGATAATTGCTTTACTTGCCGGTAATGTACAAAATACGTCCTTTGTACCCGCACTAAAATTAACAGCACTATCACTATTAGAACTACTAATAATAGTAGTTCTTGCCATTGTTGAAGAATCTGCACTTAAAGTTCCAAGACCAACTTCAAACTCTGCGCTTCCTGGAAGTGTAATACAATAATAAGTAGTATTAGAATTACCTATCCCTGCTGCAAAAGTTTCAAATCCCGTGGTCGCTCCAGCGAATGTAATATCTCCGGTGCCAGTTGTCGTGGTTGTTTCTTTTACTCTATCATTAACAATGAGTGCCATTTATTTTTTATCCTATTCTAAAAATAGCTGTTGTTGCACCAGCTGCCGGAAACTGAATAATAAAGTCTCCATTAGTTGCTGTCTTTGTTCCACCAAAATCTAGAATCAAACAAATTTTATCACTGTTATCATCATTGTAGATCATCGCTCCTACTGCACTTAATGTGACAGAAGAGAAAGTTAAATCTGCAAAGTCTATAAAAGCAGTATTACTTGCTGTTGACACACCATTGTTTGTTAAAGCGTTTCCACCGGAAGTATAGTTTGTTCCAGAAGTGCTCACTTCATTGGTTGTAGTAAAAGCAGTAGTAGATGCTGTAAGACCGGAGATGTCGGTGTACAAGGCTAGTTTGAAGCTGTCGCCTCCACTAGATGCAAAATTATGCGTGCCTTTTAAGAGTTCTTCCTTAAAAGCGTCAGGTATGATATTTGCCATTTAGTTACTCCTTATTTGTACTTTGGTAGTGGAGCATCAATTAATGTTCTGATAGCGCCACTGGTATATTCGTCTCTGCGTCTGCGTCCTTGTTGTTCAACAGCAAATGTCTGAACAGCTTCTTGATATGAACGTTCATACAAATCTAACATATTAGTTGGGCCTTTCAAGTATTTAAAGGCTTCTGAAAGGCAAGCATATAACAATAAGTCATAGGCATAAGTTGATAGATAGGTTGTTGTTGAATCTGATGTTGTAATGCTGTCGGGTTTTTTGATGTAGGCCATAGTCAAAGCATAAGCTTGATCAGGTGTAGGAGCTACGACCCAATTATCAGAATCCCACTGAGCATAATATTTAGGTTGTGCGTAGTCGTCTGAATTGTCTGGATCTTTAAAAAATTCAGCCATAAAAGAACTATCGACCTGTTCTAGATAAACTTGATCAGAACTACTAGGATTTGTTAATTGTACATATCGAATAATAATTGTTCCTACCGGAACTGTAATATATCTGTTACCAGTTGTAGTTTCTGAAGTTGCATAAAATTTTGTATCATCAGAATCTACCGTTCTAAAAATTCTAGATTCTGCGTTTGTAATAATAGTTGATAAGACAGTGTCTGATAAAACATTATCATCTACCTCAGTATAATTTCGAATATCTGTTCTTAAATTACTTAATGTTTTACTCATGGTGTAATTGTTACCGGTCCTGCCGAAGCACTTCCGCCTCCTCCCTTAGTGTTTCCCGCTGTAGCTGTATCCGTATCGACACTAAAGCTATAACTATCTGCATCGATTTTAGTTATGGAGTATCCTGCAGCTTTGTTTAAATTAGTAGCTGTGATGCCATCAAAAGTTGTTGCATCTCTAAAACGAACAGTATCCCCAGTAGATCTTCCATGACTTGTTTCTGTTACTGTAATGGTTGATGAACTTGCGCTACCTGTTTGAAAAGCATTAAAGTCTAATAACACAGGAACACTAGGTTCTGTTCTATCTGTTCTCGCGTTCATCAATGCTTCTCCGTCTGCTAAATCTGCTTTTAATTCCAACTGTGGTTGTTTTGCTTCAAACTCTGAAATATGAACTAAAGAACCATTCCATTCTTTAACCATTTCATTGTAAGGAAAAGCCATACCACTTCTGTCAGATATTGCTTTTGCGTGTTTACCTCTTGCGAAACTACTCATAGTGTTGGAAAATATATTTTTGGTGTTAAATATGTACTAGTTGAAGAGCTATCCTCTGTTAAAGCTCTTGCTAGTTCATCTTCATATAATAATTTTAAATTTTGTGTTCTTTCCGGAGCTATTTTTAAACTTAAATAATAAGCTAATCCGGCACACATACAGGGAATAAATCTATATACAACATCTCCTTGATTTGTATATGCTCCCACGTCTTGAATTCTTTTGAGATAATAAAATTTCAATAAATAACTAGAGCCTGAAAAAGTGCTACTAGGTGTTTGATATAAAAAAATACTTGGTGTTGTTGTTCGATCTACATAATATTGACTAGGGGTTCCTTTAGATAATTTATTAGCAATTGCAGAATATGTAGAACGATCTATTTTTGAAATTGGTGTATCAACAGGTGCTGTAGCTGTAGAATTATTTCTAACATAGGCTTCTAATACTTCATTAATATCACTAGGAAAGTTAGTGCTATCGCTAGCATTATTATATTCTGCTTGACCTTCTACAAGAGGCACAGAAGCCAAAGCTACTTTCCATAAATGTAGGCCCCTATTACCCCATTCAGAGAAGAGTATATTTAAAGAACGTCTAGCGCTTTTTAAACCATATCCCGTTCTTGCAGTTACACCGCAACGTTCATATGCCTCTTGAATTATTTCATCTATGTCAAGGTCAAAAGAAGTAGTACCTGATGTAGCCATTTTTAACCTTACTTATCGATAAATATGGTAGCTGCGTCTATGTTTGTGATTGTAGAAACTTTCATTCCACCAGGGAATA